TTTCGGAAGAAGTGCTGGAAGACGAAAACAGCGGACTTGAAATGTTCCTGAACAACGCTATCGGGCGCGCTCTGGCTGACACCGAAAACTACTATGCATTGATCGGTGCCGGTACTACAGAGCCTGAAGGCGCATTTACCGGCGGTACAGCCGCTTTGACGCTGGATGATGATGCAACTATCGCCGCAGCTGAAATTCCTGAATTGATGGGAAAGCTTGGATCACCTTATCACAATGGGGCAGTCTGGGTAATGAACCCTGCAACTTGGTTCTATTTGAAAGGCTTGACCGGCAACCCATTCCAGTTCACCGATGGTGTGGCTCGCTTGAGCGGCACTGTGGATGGTCCAACGCTGGAAGGCTATCCAGTCGTTTTGAACTCGAATGTTCAGTCTTACTCGACAGCATCCTACGATTCCTTGCTATTTGGCAACTTCAACTACATGGGATTCGTAACTAATCGCGGCTTGAGAATTCGCCGGCTGAATGAACTTTACGCTGGAACCGGGCAGGTTGGCATTCTTGTCAGCTATCGCTTCGGTTGCGGTGTACTGCAGCAAGAGGCGTTCCAATATGCAACTCAAGCATCCGCCTAACGGATAGCTGACAAAGTAGACGCGCTGTGAAACCAATCGGGAAATTGAAAGACATTCACAAGGGGTATGACATTTATGTCGTGGCTTCCGGCGCGTCTGCTGGTTATATTGAGCCGAGTTTTTTTGATAACAAATTTGTGATAGGTGTGAATCAAGTTTGGAAACGATTTAACAATCTGGATTATGTCGTGAGCAAAGATGCTAATAGCCTGGGTCTCACTTTAGGCGCTGCAAAATTGATGGGGATCAAGTCAATTGTTAGCAAACACGATTGCGGAACGTTGACGTTATCTCATAACAGCGGAGCAGATTATTACTTCGAGCACCTTGACAATGAAAGAGAAAAAATAGATTTGAGTGTGGTAGGGACTGACAAGATTGTGGTTTCTTACTCAACAATTACAAGTGCCATTCACATTGCGGCTTATATGGGTGCGGCGAATATCATCGTTGTTGGGCACGATTGTGGCAAGTTGGATGGGGAGTTGAATATGCCCGGCTATCCTGAATCGCCGATGGGTACAAAGTTTTACAGTGATTTTGTGGGGCAAATTGAGACGTCAACAATTCAGCTACGAACGCGGATAAAAGAAGTTTATGGTTGTAATTTGTACAGCCTGAATCCGTTTGTGAATTTTGGTATTGAAGGGCATAAGTACGAAAAATGAAAATACTGTTATTCTGTCCGACTTGGAGTGCAGCAGGTGTTTTGGCTATCAGGCAGGAAACGCTTGATAGCATCGATAACCTGATCCGACCTGAAGGCGTCGAATTGACTGTCAAGATTTCGGACAATAACATCCGAGCCAGAACAGGTGACAGACGCGGCGACCATGAGAATACTTTACATCAATATCAGTTAGCACGCCGGATCACGCTTGAAGAGAATTTTGACTATCTGTTCACAGTTGAGCACGACATGATTATCCCTGAAGACGCTTTGGCGAAGTTGCTGGAAGTTGACGCCGGTGTTGCTTATGGCGTTTATAGATTCCGGCAAAATCCCGCGGTGCTAAATGTCTACCGACCAGTTGGCAAAAAGGCTCGCTGGCCGAATAGAAGCCTGGACTACTTCCCTGAATTGCGTGAAAGAGCGAGACGCGCTGTTATCACAGAATGCAGTGGGTTAGGCTTTGGGTGCACGCTTATCAAAAGGGAAGTGCTGGAGCAAGTAGAAATGAGGCGTTTTGAGGCGGGTGGGCACCCATCACCTGATATGCAATTCGCGGCTGATTGTATGCGGCTTGGGATTGTAATGAAAGCTCACTTTGGCGTGCCTTGCGGGCACATAAAACCGGACGGATCTATCCTATGGCCGGACGAAAGAGGTGAAGAGTTGAACAATGTAAAAGTTTATATACATAGGTCGTTCAGGTATACGCTGGACGGAAGAAGCCTGCGCTTCAAGGAAGGTGAAACCTATGACTTCCCGGAAGAAGAGGCTCTCGAAAAATCAAGGGCTGGGTTCTTGTCCATTATTGAAGACAAGCCGGCTGTGAAAGTGGTTGTAAAGCCTGAAAAACAAGCGACGAAAGCGGTGAAGTGAGATGAGCTACGCTACCGCCGTTCAAGTCAAAGAGTATTTGGGCATATCCGGCACGGTTGTTGATGACAACTTGTTAGGTGACCTTATCGAACGCGCGGAGGGCTTGATTGACGCTTACACCGGGCGGAGTTTTGAGTCTACCACCGCCACGAAGTATTTTGGCGAAGGTGACACGGACGGGCAGGATTTGATTTTGTACGGCGATGACCTGCTCACAATCACGACTCTCACGAACGGCGATGGCGATGAGATCACTTCCGGCAACTATCGTCTGTTCCCGCGCAATGACAATCCGAAATGGATGTTGAGATTAGACGAGGCTTATTCGTGGAATTTCAGTGATGGCGATAGTGAGATAAGTGTGGCGGGCACGTGGGGTTATTCTGCCACACCGCCATTAGACATTCAGCACGCTTGCGTTAGGCTGGCGGCGTTCTTATACCGGCAGAAGGACAACTCGGCAGACATTGACAGACCGATGATAACGGGTGACGGAGTAACGATTATGCCGACCAACTTACCAGCGGATGTCACGAGGCTGTTAGACAGATACAAACGGAGGGTTGTATGAGCGAGATCACGGACATCTACGATTCGCTCGCTGCGCTCGAAGTGAGTTTGAGCAATGGCGTTACTCCTTACGTTTACGGGCTTGAAGAATTACCGGAATCTGTTACCACAGCGCAATTGCCTTGCCGGCTATTATTGCCTGTATCAAGTGAACCGGGTGACGGACGCGATGGAACGCACATTGCGATTGGGACTGCTATGGCGATTGTCTGGCAGATAACCGACCTGATGTTATGGCAGCCTTCCGAGCAGGGCTTGGGCTTGCGTGAGTTTGCGCCCAAGTTGATAGATTATTCCGGCAAATATCTGGATGCAATGAGAGCGTGGGGAAAGTGTCCGTCTCAAAATTCGACACTTGAGGCAATTGGAATCACGCCGGGCGAATATGAGTGGCCGAGAGGGTCAGGGAAGTTTTATTCCGGTGTACTTTGCCGGTTACAGATTAGAGAGGTAGTCAGTGGCTGATTTTTATATTTATCAGGGTGACGGCTACTTTGTGGGACTGCCAGCGCGCGATTTGAGCGTGGATGAGTGGAAACAGTTCCCGAAGGAGCTGACGAAAGCCGCGCTCAAAGCGGGCATGTATAAGTTAGAAAAACAAAAAGAAGAGGTAAAAGATGCTTAACGCACACAATGTATTACAACTTGGCTGGCAGTCAGCTTTCGGCACGGCAAACGGAACGGCAACCCGCAAGCTGCAGAACGTGTCCAGCTTCAAATTGCGCCCGGAGCTCGAAACCCGTGCGCTTGACCAATTGCGGGGCACAATGGCTCCGACACACCAGACCACGCTTGACCGCTATCTATCCAGCGCAACTGCTGAAACCAGTGACACCGATTTCGAAGAATTGAATTACTGGCTTGAGATGCTATTTGGCACGGTCGCACCTACCGGCTCAGCCGATCCTTACACGCGCGTTTATGCCGCGCCGCTTACAACCGCAGTCGCGCCACACTTTGCGACCTTGCAATTCGGGCAGACTGGTGGAGTCTGGCAGATGCAGGATGCAAGCGTCACGAGCCTGACGCTTAGCGGCGCTGCCAACTCCGGTGTGAGTGTGGGCGCGTCATTGATGGGCGGCAAAGTGGTTGCTGGCACGCTGGCTACATTGCCTGACTTGACCACCGGCACGCGCATGACCGGCTGTATGGCATCGGTTGCGATTGAAACTTGGGATGGCGCCACTTTCGCTCCGCTGGCTTCCAGCGCGTTCAGTTGGGAATTGAGCGTCAATGCTAACCGGGAGTATCACAACTTCCTGGGTGAATGCACCCCAAGCGCATCCTACGATAACAAGTGGAGCGGGCAGTTGAAGCTCAGTTTGGAACTCAACGATTCGACTGATGATTATTTGATTGCCATGCTTGCGGCTGCCAACACAATTCTGGAAAAGCAAGTCAAGATCAAATACACAGTTGGTTCTGCCGGGACTTTGCGTGAGATGGTGTTGACCTTTGCAGGACACACAATGCAAGCGCCTGAGCTATTCCAGGATAAGAACGGTTTGATGGCCTACGATCTGGTGTTGGACGGCGTTTACAACCCGAAACTGACCAACTGGCTGACTATTCAGACTACATCTAATTTGCAGACTGTCTAAGGGCTAACATGGAATTTGAACATAAGAAGTTCGGCAAGTGCGTTCTGAAGGAATTGACTCAAAAGATGCTGGAGGATTTTCACCTCGACATGAAGGGCAAGGAAAATCAGCCGTTGTCGGTGTGGCGTGGGGATAGCGTTAGGGCGGCTGTGAAGCAGGAGTTTCTGCTTGAGCCGAAGTGGACGTTGGAAGACGTGGATAACGCGAATCCAGGACATATTATCTGGCTGGCTGATTGTATTGCCAAACTATTTAGCGAGGCAATGCACCTTGACCCTTTATCCTGATAGCCGCTGCCGACTTTGCGGCTGGAAAAGGTGAAATGCCGCGCTTGCTTGAGCTCGCGCTTGAATGCGAAGAATATCAGAGCTTGCCTTACTCCGGTGGCGTTATGGAACAACCGGCGGGCTTATTGCGGAAAATGCGGCAGGTCAATAACGTGTATCAAACATTCAAGGTCTATCAGCAAGAAGGGAATAGACCCGGCGAAACGGCAAAGTGGAAACGTGAGCATGAGGATATGTGGGACATTGTGAGTCAGGTCGAGAAATTGAGGACGAAGTATGGCTGATCTGAAAATCGTAATCAGCGCGCTCAATAAAGCCAGCGGTGATCTGAATAAGGTCAAGCAGGATATTCAAGGCATCAAAGGTGCTGGTGAAGAGGGTTCAAACGCAGTTGAAGGCTTTGGCGGCAAGCTCGAAGGCTTGATAGGCAAGGCAGCGCTTGTTACTGGCGCTGTTGTAGCTGTTAGTGCTGCGATGAAAGAGGTTTATGAAACCGCGAGAGAAGGCGCTGAATTAGACTACGCCAGAGACAAGTTTGATGCGCTTGCTGAATCAATAGGTTCTACCTCAACTGCATTGCTGGTTGACTTGCGAGATGCTACCTCCGGGATTGTAAGTGACGCTGAACTCATCGAAGGCGCAGGGCAGATGATGGCGCTGGGTTTGGCTAAAACTCACGACGAAGTTGTAAGGCTTGCGACTGTGGCAGGTGAGTTGGACATGAACATGAACCAGCTCGTGCTTACATTGACTAATCAGACCACGATGCGGTTTGACACATTGGGTGTGAGTGTGGCTGGGTTCGATGAAAAGTTACAAGCGCTAAAAGACACCGGCATGG